CTTTGATTCTCACCCTGGACTGTTTGAGGCTGTAGCTGTAGCTATTACTTCTATTGCTGTGGCTTTAGGATTTGCTACTGCAGCGATGTGGGCTTTCAATATAGCGACTTATGCTAACCCTATTGTTTTAGTTGTAGGTCTGATTATTGTTGCTATCGGTGCAGTTATTGCCGCTATCGTAATGCTTGCCCTGAACTGGGATACTGTCGTCAACAACATGAAGAATGCTTGGAATACTATGGCTTACGCTATTGGTAGCGTTTGGACTGGCATGATTAACGGCATTATTGACGGTATCAATACTGTGTTGAATCTTATTAACGGTGTTCTTGGTTCTAAACTGCAGGTTGCTCGTATTGAATATACGGGGCTTGGTGGTGGGCCTAAAGATAAGCAGGGTCGTTCTTTGTACGTTCCTGGTATGGCTACTGGCGGTATGACGACTTCTAGCGGCTTGTCTTGGGTTGGTGAGCGTGGCCCTGAGTTGTTGAATCTTCCTACGGGAGCGCAGGTTATTCCTTTAGATAAGATTGGTAACGCTGGCGGTGGCAGTGCCACTTACAACATTTCTGTCAATGCTGGTATGGGTGCTGACGGTGCAGCACTAGGTGAACAGATAGTAACAGCTATTCGTAAGTACGAGCGTACTTCTGGTCGAGTGTTTGCGGCTGCATAATGGCTACCACTGTTGAAGTAGGTTTCGAGCTTACAGTTGGCGATACACCATATTTCCGTTTGAATGATCCTGTGAAGGGAAAGCTGAATAACGTATCGTATCGTTTAGCTGGGCCTATCTGGATTGATATTAGTGAAGCTGTTTCTAGTGTTGCTGTGAAGCGTGGAAAAAACCGTGAGCTTGACCGCTACAGTTCTGCTTCTGCTTCTGTGTCTCTGCACAATGAGAATCGCGACTTTGATCCGCTGAATGAGGATAGTCCTTTTGTGGGCAACATTATTCCTCGCAGATCTATCAGGGTTACTACTTCTGGTTATACACAGTTCACTGGTGTTATTGAGGACTGGAATCTTGAGTATGACGTTAGTGGAAAGTCGAATGCTGTTATTCAGGCTGCTGATGCTTTCACCTTGTTAGCTCAACAGACTCTTACTCCTGGTACTGCTACACAGCAAACTACTGGTGAACGCGTTAATGCGGTGTTGTCGCAGCCTACTGTTGCTTGGCCTCTTGCTCAACGTAACATTGATACTGGTTCTTCAGTGGTTGGCACTGATGTTTTTGATGGCAACGTGCTTTCTTATTTGCAGCTGGTTGAGGCTTCTGAGCAAGGTCAGTTGTTTATTGCTAAGAATGGTGACATTCGTTTTGTGAATGGTTCTGTCACTATTACTAGCGAACTGTCTACTGTCCTGTTTGCTGATGATGGTACTGGCGTTCCATACACTAATGCTGCAGTGAACTATGGTACTGAGTTGTTGTTCAACCAGGTTGAGGCTTCTTCTGCAGCTGGCACAGCGACTTCAAACAATACTGAGTCACAGACTAAGTACGGGATTACTCAGGCTACTGTAAATACTTTGCTTGCGGTTTATTCTTCTGTTGAGGCACTTTCTCAGTATTGGGTGAACAAGTATGGTGAGCCTGAATATCGTTTCGAGAATCTGACTGTCAGCCTTAATAGCTTGACTGGTACTCAACAGACTGACGTTTTGAATCTTGAGCTTGGTGACATTATTGAAATCAAGTTCACACCTAATGGCATTGGCTCTCCTATTGAGCGTTATGGTCAAATTATTAACATTGACCACATAATCGGCCCTGATCGTCACGACATTACTTTAGGTGTAGGTTCTTTGCAGTATTCCTTCCTTGTGTTGGATGATGCAGGGTTTGGTATATTAGACACTAACGCGCTGGCGTTTTAGGGAAGGTTTTTATTATGACTGGTCGTAAAGAGTGGGCTGCAGATGATGTTCTTTCAGCTGCTGATCTTGAAGGCTATTTGATGGATCAGGCTGTTACGATTTGGGCTAATAGCTCTGCTCGTAACTCAGGTATTCTTGCTCCTATTGAGGGCCAGATTTCTTACTTGCAGGATACAAACATTTTTCAGGGCTACAACGGGAGTGCTTGGGTTGACCAAAACTCTCTTGGCGGTACTGCTACTTATGCAACTACTTCTGGTACTGCAGTGTTCGCCACTAATGCTGGTACTGCTACACGCTTGAATGGTATAACTATTTTCAATAGTTCTACTACACCTACGGCTAATGCCACTGGTGACTTGTGGTTCTATTAGGAGCTAGCTGATGGCTTCTACCTCAGGTACATTTAGCACCTATCCTTCACTTCTTACTTATCAGGTTACTGCTGATGAGTTGTCTAGTGATCCAAGCACTAACACTTCACAAGTAATTGTTAGGGCTTACATAATCTTTACCGGCTCTAGTGCTTCTTCTAGCGGCGGTTCAGGTAACACTACAGCAGGCTCTTGGTCACGCGGCTTCACATCGTTTAGCGGCGCAGGCACTATTGAGGTTTACAACAGTGGCTCGTTTACTGTGGCTCACAATGCTGACGGTACAGGCTCATACTCTTTTAGTGGTTCTGCTTCGATGTCTGGTTGGGGTTCTGCTTCTACAGGCACTGGTACTTTGACTCTTACTACTTTGAACTTGGCTGCTGGTAAGCGTTGGACTGGTTCAGCTTGGACTGACTGTACAACTAATAAGCGCTGGAATGGTTCTGCTTGGGTTGATCTCACTATCAAGAAACGCTGGTCAGGTTCTGCTTGGGTAGATTTAAGTTAGACTTAGTAGAGGATTTTAGGAGATTACAGTGGCTGGTTTAGGTAGACGCGTTTTTCAGGCTGGCGAGGTTCTCACAGCTTCTAACGTGATGGCGTATTTGCAGGATCAGGCTGTTATGAATTTTGCTGGTACTGCTGCTCGTGGTTCGGCTATTGGTACTGCTGTTTCTGAGGGTATGGTTTCGTATCTTGCTGATAGTAATGTTGTGCAGGCTTATGATGGTTCGGCTTGGAACTCACTAGCGTATCAGTCTGCTGTCTCTGCTATTCCCCGTGTAGGGCTTGTGCCAGTTGTGCCTACTTCGATTACAACTACTTCTGGTACAGCATCTTACAATTCCACTACTGGGCTTATTACTTTGGCTGGTTGTGGAGACCCTATTATCAATGGCGTTTTTACTTCTGCATATAAAAATTACAGGCTAATCATCAACCTCACTCCGTCTGTCAATGGGGCAACCAGCAACCCGTTATTTTATAGGTTTGCTACTGGTGGCACTACAAACTCAACTAGCAACTACACCTATACAAACTGGTACACGCAAGCAGGCGTGAATGGCAATCAGTCTGGAAGCGGCACTGGATACAGCTGGGGCGTTTTAGGCTATTTCAAAGACGCAATTCTTGAGATTGGTCAACCGGCTAATGCATCAACTGGTTCGCAAGTAGCTTTTACAGGCTATTACACAACAACTTTGATGCTTGGGCAGGCAGGCTTGAATGTGAATAGCGCAGTTGACGGAATTCAATTTGCTAACAATTTTTATACAGGTACTGTTCAAGTTTATGGATACAACTAGGGGAAATTATGAATGATACTAATGAGATACCTTCGACATTAGTTCCGCTCACGCCTGAAGAAGTAATCGAGCGCGAACAGATGGCTATTTTTAGCCAGCAAATTGCACATGACTTTGTAGCGTCAAAGCGTCAGGCTGGCTACCAGACAACTTCTGACCCTATCTTCATGCAATATCAGCGCGGTGAAGCTACTGAGCAGGAATGGCTTGACGCTGTTCAGGCTGTGAAAGATGCAAACCCTTATCCTGTGCAGGGTAAGAAGTAATGACTATCTATGACTGTCCAGCTATGAGCTGGAGCGAATTCCTTAACATTCCTAATGGCGAGACTGTATTCAATCACGGTGCTTCAGAATGTGTCGCTCTAGCAAATCAATACAATGAAGGTGTCCTGGGCGGCGGCTTCGTTGCTGTCTCCTCAGCTTTGCAGTGGTGGACTAATCCTAATGTTGCAGCTGTTCACGGCTTCAACAGGATTGATGCAGCACCTCAAGTAGGTGACATCTTTATTGCTTCTGGTGATCTGTACGATAACTATTTCGGTCACATTGGCGTTGTTGTTCGTGCCTGGGATGGTTCGACTTTTGGCACGATGGAACAGAACGTTTACGGCCAGTTTGTTTCACGCCACGATAGGACTATGGCTAACGTGGATGGTTTCCTTCGACCTATCAATCAAAGCCCATTGACTCCTCCTGCTCCTTCTCTTTTGGGGAATCAGCGTCAGGCTGGTGAAGGTGGCGCTAATCGCCGCGTTGCTCCTTCTGCAAGCTCTGAAATGCTTGAGCCTAGTCTTGAGCCTAATGAGGTTGGGAACTTTGTTAACTGGTGTCACGGTGATGATCCGTATGGCAATGGTAATGATGTTTGGTTTCAAGGCGTATCAGGTAACTGGTTTTACAGTGGCGCGTTTACTGATGCAGGCACTCACGATCTTACAGAGGTTGCTGCTGGTTCGACTATTTCAGTACCTGTAGAGACTCCTCAAGAGACTCCTGTTGATGCTGTAGAATCGAATGTAAAGCCTACAGTCAAACCTGAAAACATCGAACATAAGGATAAGCCTGTGACTAGCGCAAAACCTCAAACTGAACAAGAACTACAGGCAGCTATTGCTAGACAGAACTCTCTTGCTGCAGGAATTAAACCTGCTGATCTTGGTTCGATTATTACTAATCCTGTGACTCGTAAAGTTATTTGGGCTATCTATGGCATTACTGGTTTGTTTATCATTGGTGTTATGGGTGGTTTGACTGCAGCTCAGTGGATTGCTCCTGAGTGGTTTATTTTCGCTACTGGTGCTTACACTGCTATCAGCCCTGCTTTTGCTTCTCTAGCTTTAGCTAACATTAAGCCTGAGTAATGGCTGAGCCTACGCTTTCCGAAATTTTAGTTGCGATTGCGCGACTTGAGGCTAAACAGGATCAGATGATGCAGAAGCTTGATGAGTTGTCGAAAACTTCAGATCAGCATTGGAAGCGTATTAACGAGATTGAAACTAAGCTTGCTTTGTTGGAGCAGCGTCAGGGCCCTCGTGTGCATTGGACTGGTGTTATTGGGCCAGTTCTTGGTATTGTCGCTCTGATTGCGGCTTACGTTACTTATATAGTCAAATAGGTTCGAGCGCGACCTATTCCCATTTATGGGTTTATTTGTTGTGCGCTCCCAAATATAGGAGAAATAGATGGATGAGTTAAATGTTGTTGGCGGCTACAGTGTGCCTGTTGATCCTATGGATCTGCTTCAGTGTGACAGTTGCCAGTAAGTGTAAATATTGAGTGTTGATTTTTACACTTAAAGTAAAATAGTGAACTGCTATTTATACTTTATGGCTGTAAAGTAAAATTACAGCCTCAAGTGTTTCGCCACTTGACCTATCCCCTAGTGTTATGACGTTCTCCGTATGGAGTGGCTAGCTAGGGGATATTTTCTTGCTGCAAAACAATACTAATAAAGGTATAATTTTGAGCGAATGGTTTTCTCACTGGTTTGCCTGTCAGGAAGCTAGACTCTCTACCGAATATGCTGCGGCAGGTAGGGAGTCTTTGTCATATATACTAGCTTTGTCGCGCTTTCCCTTTCTCGCGATTAATGCCCCATCAGGATTATGGTTTCTCCTGGTGGGGCTTTCTCTTTGCTAGATAGGAGAATGCGGCAAAGGCGATTATGCCTAAGAGTGTTGCCCCGTTGAATGTCCAGCTGATCGCTGCAATACAGGTGAATAGGAATGCGAGGATGGCGAGCTTAGACATAGAGAGTCACCAGTCCTACGATGGTGAGGAATAGTACAAGTACGGCTGTTACGCCGCATCCTATGGCTAGTGAGTTATCGTCACGGTATTCTGTTGATCCGTAGGATTCGACATATTGTGATGCTGGTACTGGTTCGTATTCGGTTTCCATTTTTTCCTTATCCTTCGTAGTAGGAGTCAATAAAGTCTTTTAGTTGTTTGATTGTTTTGAATGTGTGGTTATTCATTTCTTTTGCAGAGACATTGTATGTAGTCCAGGGGAAGTATGGATCACCTGTGTTGATGATTCGGAATGCGCGGTAGCTGGTTCTGGTTGTGTTAGCCATTTTGGTTTCCTTTCTTATTTAGAGTTACGATCTGCAAGCTCGTGTAATGCTCGCATAGCTTCTGAGTGGTGGACAGTGGCTAGAAAGTAGTTTCCTTCTTTGTCAAAATTGTTTGCGTTTTGTCGAGTGTTTTCGATGTAGTTCTGGAGTTGCTGGTTTGTGTAGTTGCTGTAGTTTTCCATTTTGGTTTCCTTTTCTTTGAAGTGGTGAGCCTTTTAATGACCTGCTCAGGTCGTGGAATTTAGTTTGTGTATTTTGCGTAGAACTCATCTTCGCTGATTGAGTTTTCGTAGGTCATTGAGTAGATGGTTTCAATGTTGTTTTTCTTAGCGACTTTAAGGAGGCTGTTGATGCGCTTGATGCCTGTCTCGTTTGCTCCACCGTTTGAGCCGTTTGCGGTGAGAGTAACGCGAACTTGAGCATATCCTTTTGCTGGGCCTTCGTACTGTCCTAGTCTGCCAGCGTACATTTTTACGCTCTTTGGGAACAGCGCTACAAACTCAACTGCTTCTTCAGTGGTTTCTAGTACGGCTGTTGCTTCGATGTGGTACTGAGTGGCTGCAATTTTGATGGTGGTCATTTTGTTTCTCCTTATTTGTGATGTTGCTTATGTATATACAGTATCAGAATGAAACACCTTGTCAACACCATTTACAAACTTTTTTCAAACTTTTTTAAAAATAGTTTTGCAAATGTCAGAGGGTACTCATATAGTCATATTTGAACGAAAGGGAAAAAATGGTTCGCAATAGACAGTCAGCTAAAAAAGCTGGCACAAGTTTTGAAACACTCGTAGCTGATTACCTAGCTATGAAGCTGGCAGATATTCTTATCAGCCGCCGCGTTAAGATGGGTGCTAAAGATAGAGGTGACATTCACGGGGTGAAAACTGTCGCTGGCGGTCACGTTGTTATCGAGTGTAAAAATACTGCTCGTGATGGTTTGCCTCAGTGGATCAAGGAAGCTGAGATTGAACGTAAGAATGATGACGCTGTTACTGGTGCGACTGTTGCCGGCGTTGTTGCTCATAAGAAGCATGGTTCTGGGAAGCCTGGTGAGCAGTATGTGACTATGACGTTGGAGACGTTTACGATTCTTTTGCGTGGCGGTTCTCCTGAGTTGCGTGGTGTTGAGATGGCTAAGGAGGTGGGCACGCTGTGAGTGCGGTTGAACGCTCTGCTGCTTTTGAGTGGGGTTTTGAAAAGGGTGAACAGGCTGAACGTGAACGCATCATCAAACTACTCAAAACGGTTAGAGGGATGATGACATACAGCGATGAGTTACTTGTTGCTGTTCAACTAATTGAGTCTGGTTCTGTAGATGTTTACGGTTATAACTGGATAAATGGGCAGCTCAAGGGAGAAAACAAGTGAGTGACTACACACCTACAACAGAAGAAGTACGTTCCTACAGCAACTACATCCCTGAAGAGTTTGACCGTTGGCTTGCTGAAGTGAAAGCCAAAGCGTGGGAAGAAGGCTACAACGCTAAATGGGCTGAGACATGGTTTGAGGACAACCCTTACCGTAAAGGAGATAAGAATTGATTGCTGTAGAGCGTTTTATTGCTTCTAGTCAGACTCGTGATTTGTGGCTTGCTGCGCGTGGTCGTGGCGTTACGGCTACGCAGGTTGCTAAAGCTTCAACCCCTGCAGGATATAAAGAGGTTTTATCACAGATAGAAAACCCCACACCTGTAGAGGCTAACGCTTATATGTCTTGGGGTACTGAACGTGAGGCTCATATTGCTCATGTGGTGAAGGAGCGTTACGGCATTATGCCTAACGATTGGTTGCTGTGTGCTGAGGGCCCTGGGAATGAGTGGCAGCTGGCTACCCCTGACGGGTTATCACTGGATCACACTTTGATTGGCGAATATAAGACTTCTTCAAAGTCGCTTGATAAAGTGCCTGCTAACTATATGCGTCAAGTCCAGTGGCAGTTGTATGTAAGTGGTGCTGAGAAGTGCCTGTTTGCGTATGAGCTGCGTTTGGAAGGCCCTGAAGGTTTTGTGCCTGGGTTTGACGTTGAGTGTCAGTGGATTGAACGTAATGAGGAAATGATTTCTGAGTTGATTGAGACTGCTCAGAAGGTACAAATGCACGCTGTCTTTTGGGAGCGTTCACAAAGAGAAAAGGGAAATAACTAATGGCACAATTTTCGCTCGATTCGTATGAGCTTGTAGTTGACCGCATTAAGCGGTTTTATGAAATGTATCCTGATGGTCGTATTGTCACTGAGGATTACACCACTGAGAATGACCGCGCATCTATGATGTGGCGCGTGAAAGCGACAATTTATTTGTCTGCTGGAGATCAGGCTAACGGTTTGGTGAAGTCTACAGGTCACGCTTTTGAGATTGATGGCGTAGGTATGGCGCAAAAGACTGCAGCTTTGGAAACCTGTGAAAGCTCAGCTATTGGTCGTGCGCTTTACGCTATGGGGCTGAGTGGGCAGAAAGCTCCTAGTCGTGAGGAGATGGAGAAGGCTCAGCGCGGTAAGACTCCTCAGAAGGCTGCTGTTGTTGTGCCTGATGATTTTGCTGGCGCTGTTGCTGATGCTGATTCTTTGGCTGGTTTGGCTGACTTGTGGAAGCAGGCTGTTGCTGGCGGTTTCAGTGCTGAAGTGAATGAGATTGTGACTGCTCGTAAGAAGGAGCTTTCGTAATGGATTTTTTTGAATGGCGCGATTATGGGGTGAAGGCAGGCTGGATTGATATGCCAGTTTGCGCTACTCACGATTGGTTTAAGTTGACTGTTGAGGAAGGTAAAGCTTTTGATGATGGTGCTGATCCGTGCATTATGGCTTCACGTTTCAATGAGGACAAGATTGAGTTAGGTGGCTGTGATGAGTCCTGATGAGATTCGTTTTGAGCTGACTCAGGTTGGCCGCGAACTGTATAAGGCTGCTGATGCTATTCAACTGTTAGAGGTTGAGGCTGAGCGTGCAGAGATGAAAGCACAGTCTGAGATGGATAAAACTTATCTCACTGCTGAGGGAAGTATTGAAGATCGGAAGGCTCTTGCTCGTGAGAAGGCTTTGGCTGCTCGTGATGGCGCTGTGATTGCTCGTGCTTCATATAATCGTGCGCGTGCTAAGGCTAAGGGTTTGGAGTTGCAGCAGATGCGTTTGATGGCGACTTTGAAGAGCATTATGGCTGAGGGTGCATAATGGCGCAGTTCAGTTTTGGTGACAAGGTTAGTAATGACCCTACAAAAACTAATCGCTGGTTAACTCCTAATTGGATTGTTAATGAGCTTGGACATTTTGACCTTGATCCTTGTGGCGCTCCTGGTCACAGTTTGGCTGATAGGACTTACCAAATTGATGATGGTGAGAATGGGTTGCTTCTTCCCTGGGAAGGTAGGGTTTGGCTTAATCCTCCTTACGGTAATGAAGCTCCTCCTTTTTTGGCGAGGATGGCTCAGCATAAGAACGGTATAGCTTTCATTTTTGCGCGTACTGAGACTAAGGCTTTCTTTGATTATGTCTGGAATAGTGCGACAGCTATTTTGTTTTTGAAGGGTAGGGTTAGGTTTTTGCTTGATGATGGTTCTGAGGCTGGAGATCGTGCTAACGCTCCTTCTGTTCTTATTGCCTATTCAGAGAAGGATGCCTACATTTTGAAGAATTGTTCTATTCCTGGGAAGTATGTCTATTTGGGTAACAGTGTTTCTGTTGATGATTCTTCGAGGTTGTTTTGATGCTTGAGATGCCTAAAGAGTTTTATGGTGAGTTGAAGGCTTCGACTGAGTTTGTGAAGTCTGTGCCTCGTGCTTGGACTGATAATGAGTTGCAGTGGTGTGTTGATTCTTTGCAGGCTGGTTTTTCTGTGAAGGAGATTGCTAATGCGATTGGTCGTACAGAGATTTCTGTGCAGACTAAGTTGAAGCGCAAAACTAAGACTGGCGATTCATATAACGATAAGAATCGTGGATTGAAGTATGCAGCTAATCAGTTCTTTATTGATACTGTGCAGCCTAAGACTGTTCTTGATGTGTATGCAGGTAATTCGTTTTACAAAACTGTTGATGGCTTGTCTGTTGTGACTAATGATAAAGATGAAAAGTTTGATACTGATTACAGTCTTGATGCGTTGAGGCTGTTGTGTGTTTTGTATGCGGATGGTAAGAAGTTTGATGTCGTTGACATTGACCCTTATGGATCAGCGTATGAATGTTTTGATCTGGCGTTGAAGATGTCTCGTAAGGGGATTGTTGTTTCTTTTGGTGAGTGGGGACATAAGCGTTGGAAGCGTTACGATTTTGTGCGGCCTCGTTATGGTGTTTCTAATGGTGATGAGTTTGTGCCGGAAGCTTTCATTAGTGAGTTTCAGCGTATTGCTCGCGTGAATCATAAAGAGGCTGTGGTGGTTGATGTGCTGCAGTATGGAAATTTTTTGCGCGTGTATTTTACGTTGGAGAAGTTTAAGACTGTTGAGCAGTGGGATATTGACATTGATGCTGAGGCTGATATTGTCGTTGATGGAAAGGGTAATGATGATTAAATCTGATGGTCGTTTGATGGCTGAGGTTGTGGCTTCTTTGGCTGATGGTCGCGTGGCTGTTGCTGTGTCTTATGTTGATGGTGATGCTCCTATCTATTTTGAGGATATGACTGTTGAGGCTTTTGAGTCTTTGGTTTTGACTCGATGAGCAGGGGTTGGATGGATGCTGCTGCTTGTACTGAGGTTGCTCCTGATTTGTTTTTTGCTGATGCTACTGATCTGGTTAACACTAAGTTGGCTAAGAAGGTGTGTGCTGAGTGTCGCGTGAAGGATCAGTGTTTGCAGTATGCGTTGGAGAATCGGATGGAGTTTGGTGTTTGGGGTGGTTTGGCTGTGCAGGAGAGGCGTTCTCTTTTGCGTAAGTCGAAAGTGCCTAGAAAAAAATAATTAAAAAAAGTTTGCGAAATGTATTGACAGTGCTTGTAGGTGTGGTACTGTCATTACATAAGCAAAAGCTTACAAATAAGAAAGGGTAACAAAATGTCAACAACTACCAAGAACATCACCACAATTTCAGCTGGTGACTGGACTATTGAAACAACTGATTCGGTTCTCTACTCTGAGCGTGTTGCAGCTCCACTTGTTTACAACCAGGACTTCGCTCTTATTTCAAAAAGCGGCGCACGTTACTTCGCAAGCAGCGTAGACAACGCTTTCGCACTTATCGCTTACTACGAAAACTTCGGAAAGTAGGGGTGAAGAAAATGGAACTTGAGATTGACCTTACAGGCACTACTTCCAAGATGTACAAAATTCACAAAGCTGGATGTCGTGACCTCGAAGATCCTATGGAGCTTGGTTCGCACGAAACTAAAGAATCTGCTCTTGCAGAATTGTTCACTTGGGGAACTAACTTTCAAACTGACATCGAGCTTGGCCTTATCAAGTTTGCTCCTTGCTGCGGAAAGGTAAAGTAATGGGTGCTTACAAGACTTTAGACATTGAGCTTCAAGAGCTTGATGCAGATGTTGATTTTACTAACAGCGAGGATGTGTTTGACCTCGTTGTTGATACTCAGCTTTGCAATAAGCCGCTTAGCCGTTTGATGCTGATCGCTATTGCTTACGAGCTGGTGAAGCCTACGCATCGTTGGCTGATGTTGAATTCTGAATTTGTTGATTGCTGGGATTGGCACAGCGCGAATAATGGTGGTAAATAAAATGGCTAACACTCCTTTACGCTCCTTCCGGATCAGTGATGATGTTTATGATGCGGCTAAGGCTTTTGCTGAGCTGC